GCGGGTAAGAGTTGCCCCGCCCATGCATTATGACTCTACTGAACCGCGCAGTCTGTCAGGTGCCTGCGCGGAGAGGGAATGCTGAAACCTGACTGCGCCCGGAGAAAGTCTTGTCAAAGCGCTTTCGGACAGGGGTTCGACTCCCCTCAGCTCCACCATTACAATCTAATCCGAACATTTTTGTAACGCTTGACGTGTTCGGGTTAGTCGTTCAGATTGAACGCTAAAGAAATAACCCCGCTTTCCGGTAAGGGAAGGCGGGGTTATTCTCTTTTCCTGCTCATAGCTGCGCGAATAGCAAGCGCCGCCATGCAGTAATTTGTTATTGCTTCGTTCTTTTGCCTGTAAAGCTCCGACAGGCTCAACCCATACATTGCTTGCAGTTTTGCCCGATGTCCCGCATAGCGGCAACGCCGATCTATGAAGAACTGCCGCAATATTTCTTGTTCCTGCTGCGGCAACGTATTCAAAGCGGCTGCGATAAATGCGGCGCGTTGCCGTTCCGCCGCGTCCGTGCTTTCTTCCAGCACTCTAAAGCCTTCAAGCTCTGCTATTGCCGCTTCCCGCATTTTCTCAAAGTCCATTTTCAAGCCCTCGCAATTCCTCCGCCGCCCGCTCGATCCACTCTTCCCAATTTTCCGCCGCTATAACAACATTTAACGGCGTGGGTGAATGTCCGAAAACGTCCTGCGGATCGTCCGGAAAGTGCGCATAATGCAGCGCTTTCAATGTTTCGTCCCGCCGAAGCTTCAACATTGCGGCGTTTTCAATTCGTGCAACCTCGTTTTCATCTTTGAAGCGCCCGCCGGAAGCAAGCGCCCGTTTCGTGTAATCGTCAAAATATAACCGCCGGATCACAAACGCTTCCCGCTCCGGCAGACGATCGACCGCCGCGCGGACAATTTCGCATAGCTCTTTTTTCTCTATGCGTTCGTCGAACTCTTCCGCGCTTTCACCCTCTATCAAGTCGCCCGCTTCCGTCCCGCTCCCGTCCTTGTCGTTCTCAATAATTGCATTGAGAGAGGAACACGGCTGCGGAAATATGCGCTTGTCGCCCTCTCGGACGTTGCCGAACATGGCGTATACCTGTTGTTTGTATTTGAAGTTTATGTAGCTTGTAAGTGCAAATCCCTTTTCCGGATCGAAGGCGTTTACAGCTTCAACCAGCGCCAAATATCCGCATTGCATGAAATCATCAAGATCAACAAACGCGTTTTGCTCAATGATTGAACGGTATTTCACCGCCAAGTAGTAAATAAGCCGCCTGTTCTGCGCCCAAAGCAGCGCAAAGGCCTCTTTATTGCCCGCCTTCGCCCGCGCTGCTAATTCCTCATTGCACCATAGCTTTCCCATAAGCTCATACGCTCGCCGCGTCCGGCTCTGTAACTTCTATATTTTGATCGTTCGACAGCTTGCAGTAAAGGCTAATATCATCGGTATAGCCTTCGTAGTTGTCTATGCGTTTAATGTCGTAGAACTTGCCGCCGTACTCCACCAGCATTTCCGTTGTTACGTCGGTTCTATGATTGACCGTGAAAACAACCTCTTCCGCCGCGTTCACCATTGCGGAAGCGTAGAACTCGCTTCCGGACAACTGCCGATAGTAAGCCCACAACCTCCCGCTATGGATCGGTCGCCATTCTTCCGTGTTGAACCCGTGTTCGTTTGTCGTGCTTGTAAAAGCAATAATGCGGATTTTCTTATCTTTCAGCTTCATTCCTGCCGCTCCCTCCGTTATAGCGTCCGTATATATTCTTCGTATTTCTCCGTTAAACCTACATAAGCGTCAAGCAGGCTTGCCATGCCGTCTATGCGCTGCTTTGCGGCTTGATTTTTGACCGGAACAATATTGCCGTTTACGTCGGTTTTAACGCCTGTGTTTGTCAAACACCATTTCAAGATCGGGTGATTGTTATAAACAATCCGCTTTGCCTGCAAGTCTGCACCCATGTTCTGCATAGGAAGTGAAAGCGTTTTTGCGCCCTGTATGCAAGGGATCATATTAAACCCGCTCGCCTTCATTTCCTCAACCCAATAGCGGGCGCTCCATGCGTCATAGTAAACCCAAGCGGGAACAATCTTGTATTCCGCCGCCATTTCCAAAAACCACGCCGTTACGTCCTTGTAATTGATCGTGTTTCCGGCGCAAGTGCGCAATAGTCCGCGATCCCGCCACTTGTCATAGGGTATCTTTTCTTCCGCCACGCGGCGCTCTAACGTTTCTTCCGGTATCCAGTACATTTGCGTAACACACCGTTTCCCCGTGTCCTTGTCGATCATCAAGAGCGTTGCACACGTCAAATCAAGCGTTTTCGACAGGTCAGCGCCGCCGATCGCAAACTTGTTCTTGAAGCGGGCAAGATCGAACGTTTCCGCGTTGTCTATGTCCTCATAGGTCAGCCACGCCGTGCTTAACGTATCCTTGATATTGAAATCCTTTACCAGCAGGCCGCGCAATTCGTTAGGGTTATTTTGTGCGCGGGCAACCTTTGTTTGAAGATCATCTATTTTCTTGATCGTGCCTAACGCGGGGTTTGCCTTCTGCCATGCCTCCGGCTGCGTCCATTCCTCGCGGCTGTCAAGCTCATAGAGGATTGGAAGAAACGTATCATCTTTGAAAACGCCGTCGACGATATTGCAGGCCGTCGCATACATTTCATCAAAGATGTTTTCGCGGATCGTTCCCGCCGTCGTTATCATAATCAAGAGCGGCTGGCGGCGGGCGCTCTGCGATTGCTTCATAACCTCGTATAAATTGCGGTCTTTAATGCCGTGCAATTCGTCGATCACAACGCAATGAGAATTTAGGCCGTCCATGCTGCCGCTGTCCTTGCTCAACGCCTCCATTTTTGAAAACGTGTTTGCAAAGTATAGATCGCCCTTGCGCTTGCGTACAAGCTCGCGCAACTGTGGGCTTTGCTTAATCATGTTATAGGCCTCTTCAAAGATAAGCCGCGCTTGATCTCGCTTTGTGGCAACGCAATAGATTTCCGCGCCCGCTTCACGGTCGGCGATCATCATATAAAGCGCAATTCCCGCCAGCATGGTACTTTTGCCGTTCTTTCGGGCAACGTAGAACATTGCTTCGCGGTACTGCCGCAAGCCCGTTTCTCTATCGACGAACCCGAACAGCGCGGATATGAAAGCCTTTTGGAACAATTCAAGCGTTACAGGCTTGCCCGCCCACTCGCCCTTTGAATGCTTGCAGAAGCGTTCTATAAACTCAATCGGGCGCAAGGCCTTCTTTTCGTCAAAGATATACCGTGCGCCCGCTTCCGGCGCTTCGATCCGCCGCGCCAGCTCTTCATAAACCTTCCGAACCCTGCGCGAAACAACGCATTTACCGCCTTCAATCTCCCTCCAATATTCAAGAATGTAATTCAAGGTTTATCCCTGCTTTGTGATGAAGTCCAGCACTTCATTTTTCTTCTTGCTGTCAACCTCCGGCGGCGGTAATAGGTCGGTAAGCTGCTTATAAAGAAGGCTGTAACGCTGGATCGTCGTATTATAAGACTTCAAAGCAGGGCTTTCCCGCAAGAACTCTTGTTTACCCTGCTTGAAGTGGTCAACTGTGCCGTTTTCCTTGATCTTTTCGCGCAAATCTGCAAGGGTTTCCGCCACGAAAGATATTTCAACAATGAGCTTTTCGGCTATGTCTTTGCGATCCGCCGGAACAAGTTTCAATATCTTTTTAAGTTTGCGCACGTCCTTCAATCTCTCATTATCTCTATCGTTTGTCATGGCAAATCACCCCGTTTCAATACTACCCGTTCGGGCTTTTGCCCTCCCCTCATATGTGCGCCCGTGGAGAGGAAAAGACAGGTTGCCCCCTGACGGTGCGTTTTCCCCCTCTAAAAAATTTTAGTGGGGGGTATTTCGTCGCTGCGTCGTGAAGCGTTGTACTTCTCGAACCATTCCGCCGCCAGCTTTTCATTTAGTTTCCGGTTGTGCGCTCTGCTTTCGTCGCTCTGAATGCGTCGTATGCACTCTTCAAGCGTTGTCGGCATTAGAACAACCTCCGCCCGCAATTCGTCGGCAATGGCTTTCATTTCCCGTGTGTCTGCGATCGTCGTTATCACGAAGGCGCGTTCCCATCTGCCGCGCCGCGCCTGTATGATCTGATATAGCAATTCCCGAACTTCCAGCGCAACGGACAGGATCGGCGCATGGTTCAAATGCACGTTGCCCGTTTCACCGTTCAGCGCTGCGCACAGATAATCAAGATCAACAACTAAATCGTTGCCGCTTTTATGCTGCGCAACGTATGTTGTTTTCCCGCTCGCCGGACTTCCGCACACAAGAAATACATTCGCTTGCTTTATTACGTTGCCTTCATCATCAAAGGCAATACCATTCAGCCGCGCCGCCCGCCCCCGTGCCTTCATGTCCTGCGAATGCTCTTCCGCGTGGCACTTTTCGCAAACGGCTTTCAGATTGTCCCAATTCAACGTTATATCCGGATCGTTGACGTTCCACGGCTTGATATAGCGAATATGGTGGACTACGGAAGCCGCCCCACCGCAACGTTCGCAAATATAGTGCTGGCTTTGCAAATAAGCCTCGCGCGTCTTGCGCCACTCCTTGCTGTCATAGAACGGCCTCGCGTAGTCCTTCGCCATACCCTTAACCCCTTTCCGCTTTCAGTTGAAGCGTTTTCAAAAGGCTGTCAATAGTCCGCTGTATCTTGTCAGCGTCTACCCGCTCCGCATGATACCAAAGCGTAAGAATGAACTTTCCCGCCGTATCTGCTAACGGTTCGGTTTTCTGTGCCTCCGCCGGAATGCCCGTGCAAAGCTCGATATAGTCCGGAATAGCCGCAAGTAATCCCGTTATAATATCGTCGTTGTCGGTGTTATCCAGCCGTAACGCTTCGCGGGCTTGCTCTAACGTAAGCATTGCACCCGCTCCCAATTAAGTCGCCGAACGTGTCAGCTTGATAAAGGCCTCTTCCACAATGGGCTTGCAATCGGCAACCGCCATAGCGCGGTAATCAATGCGCCCGCTCTTGAAGCTGCTTTCGCGGGAAGCCTCGATCGTGATACCCTCCGGCAGATTGTAGCCCATGTAGTTGAAGTTACCGAACAGGATAGTTTCCGCCGGGAGGTAATCATCAACAACGACAGGGAAGCCAAGAATTTTTCCGATCTCCTCGGCCTTCGGATCAGCAATGAAGATCGGTCGCCCGTTGCTGTCCACCATGCTGTAAAACAGGTTGTACAGCGCGGCGTTGTTCATTGCCCAGCAAGCGCCGGAAGCGTACCCGCGTTTCAGCGCGGCAACGACCTTCACAACGTCGGCATATTTCAGCCCGTTTGTTTTGTGGAAGGTAAGGGCGTTTGTATCGCCCCAAGTAATGCCGTTCAGAACGCCCGTACCCTGCGAAGAACCCGTACCGTTTACAAGGCCGTCCGCAATGCAGGCCATCACGCAATTAGTAAGCTCTTCCACAAGGTAGCTTTCAAATGCGGCAATGCTCATGCTCTGCACTTTGACGCTGATAGAAAGCACCTTCATAATTTCGTAGCCGTCGAAAGAAACGGTTGCGACGCTGGGCGCTGCGCTGTCAACCGCCGCGCCCTCGGTGTGCCAGCTTGCAGCGGCGGCGGGAGTACCGACAGGGATAGCAATTTTAGAAGGCACATTGAAGGAACGGCAAACGCTCATAATGCCGCCCATCGTGCGGGCTTTGCTGATAACCTCGTTCAGCGTCTGCGTGGGGAGAACCGCCGCAACGTTGCCGGAAGTGCCGTAAGCGTCCGCCCGCTGCTCGGTCATGGCGCGATTGAAGGCCGCTTCCTCAAAGCTGTTCAGCTTGCGCCCCAGCAGGCGTTTCATAAACGCGCTGCGGTATTCGGCGCTGTTGAATACGTCGCCTTCGGTGGCCTCATAGCTTGCGCGGCGCTCGAAGGTCATCCCCGCGCCCGCCACGGGGTTAAAACTGTTCTGCTGCCCGCCTGCGGCGCGGCTCTGTACATTCTGCTTTGCCTGCGAAAGTCCTTCAAGCTCAATATTGAGCGCGTCCACGTCGGCGGTTGCGTCGGTGGCAACAATGTTCTTGATCTCTGCCGCTCTGCGCTCGATTTCCTCCAGCGTAGAAGTGCGGTAATGGTTGAAAGCCTCTGCAATAGTCTTGAATTTCATTTTGTATTCCTCCGTTTGATTGAAATAATGGCGTTTGCCGTTTCTGTGATCTGCTTTGCGAAGGCAAGGTTTTCACTTCGCGCCGCTTTTGGGTTGTTGCTGCCCTCGTAGCCGGAAGCAATTTTCTTCTGTTCCCGCTCCAAGATGTCAATTTGCCTGTAAAGCACTTCTGTAAGCGATTTACGCGGCTTGTCCTGTGCGGCCTCCGCCGCCTCGGTCTGCTCCCGCTCCGGCTCGGCGGGCTTTTCGATATGGATTTCAATTTCTGTTGTATTCCCGTCCTGCTTGACAATGGCGGGCTTTACAACAATGCCGTTTTCGTCTGCCATAGCGTTATACCTCTTTCAGCAGAATTGAATTTGCCTTGATAATGGCTTTCGCCCTCTCCGCCGCCGTAGAAGTCCATGCGTTAATAGCGGATCGCGCTTCAACGCTGGTCTGCGGATAAGCAGGGAACGGAACGACGCTGATTTCATACACTTTTTCAATCTTTGTGATCGTGCGTGTATTTGTCGCCGCGTCGTAGCTGTCGCCGCCCTCCGGCACTTTGAAGGCGAAGGACATTCCGGAAAGATCGCCGCGCTGTACTGCCGTATAAACGCTTCGCGCTTCCTCGGTGTCCGGTAATTCTGCAACCATGCTTAACCCTGCCGCGTCAAGCGTCAGTTGCATTGTTTTGGGCGTTCTCGCAAGCGGTACTTTGTTCAAGTCGTGATTGTAGAACAATCTCGCGTCGGACAAGTCCGCATGATCCAGCGCCCCCGCTCGGATAATTTCAATAAACGCGCCTGCCGGATCGTTTATCATGGTGGGATGATCGTAAACAATCGGCCTACCCTCTAATTTAAGAACCTTCGCCGCGCCTGCCGCCGCCGCGTCCGCTCTTATTTCGCATACTCTAATTTCCTTCATCTGTTGCGCCGTCCTTTCCGTCGCCTGTAATATGTTCGCTTGCGATAATTGTTAGATCAAGCCATTCTTTGTAAAGTGCGTAAAGCTGTATCGGCTTGAAGCCCTTTGTTTCCGGATCAAATACCGCCATAAGCCCCGCCGTTATGTATTCATCTTCCGGCATTTCCTCTATACCGCTTATGTCCTGCCTTTGAAAGCTGGGAAGATCGGCAATGTCGCTTGCTTTCGCGTAAAGCGGTATATGTGGGTATTCGTCCTTCACGCGATCTTGTGTTCCCAGCAGCATAGCCATGATATATTTATCCTTCATCTGCTGCCCCCTCCTTTCCCGCGTTCGCCTTTGCAAGCTGGTATTCCTCCGCCTTGTCTGCGTCAACGTAGTTTAGCGATTGAATGCGGCGATCTCCGCCGGAAACGCTCGGAAGGTTCAGAATTTCCAATGCTTGATTGACCGTAAGCAAGCCCATAGGCATAATTTCACGGATCAAGTTTACTTTCGTCGCGTTGCTGGTGAATTGAAGTCGCCCGCTCTCGAACAGAATAGAATTGCCGAAGGCTCTTTCCCGATCGTTGAACAACTTGCGCGTAAATTCAAGGCTTAATTGCAGCGCCAGCGGTTCAATGACGCTTTCATAGAACGCCGCCCATTGGTTTTCGTCGTAGCTGCTGTTTACGATCGCTTCCGAAACGCCTAAATAGTCGTAAATCTTCGTTTTCACGGCCTGCATTTGCTTTTCGTTGATCGCATACGGCTTGTTGTCGATCGGGATATACTCGGCGGCGCTGTCAAGAACGGCAATGCCGCCGTTGTTGTTGATGTTCAAATAGTCCTGTATGAAGTTTTCGCGCATTTCCTTCAAGATGTCGGCATTCGCAAGCTGTGTGCGTTTCAGAATGCCGCGAATGCTCGCGCCTGTCTTGATCGCGGAAACAATGCCTTCATTCTGCGCGTGGGCAAGCTGCAACGCGGGGGAAAGCGCGTCGTTCGGATCGCCTAAAATATCGTTCCCGTTGAAATTGCGGCGAAGGTGGACAATATCCGCATACGGTAAAATGACTTCACGCCCGCCGGAAAAGATGAAGCGCACATATAGAGCCCCGCCCGTGTCGCTCAAAAACTCCGCATGAACCGGATTGAGCGGGAACACGGCGACGCATTGCCCGCGTTCGTCCTTCTGAATGTACGCAAAAGCGTTGTTGTACAGAAAATAGTGGGTAAACAGCTTGTACAGCATATCGAAGGCGGACATATACGGGTTTGGCTCAACCTGTAACATACGGTTTAACTTGCAATCGCCTGTTACCTGTTCGTGATCCCGATACTTGATAATGTGCGATCCTTTCAGCTTTGCAGCATTGCGGGCGATCGCGTCAACGGCGCTTCTGAAAATGTCGTTGCTGTATGCGTTCCCGCTCCATGCCGAAAAGGCATTCCCGCCGCCGATGATTTCCGCGCGGCTTGTTTCCCGTGCTGGCGGCTTTACCCTCCCAAAAATACGGCTAAAAATACTCATTCTTCCGTTTCCACCTCTTCCACGTTCCATTTGCCTTCATTGCCGCCGTTTTTGCTCATTTCCTCTTGAAAAACCTCCCGCATACGGGCTTGAATTTTGTCCCTCATGCGCACATCTGCAAGGGTTTTCCACGGGCGGGCTGGAAGTCGTGAAGTCCCAATTTCATATACATAGCCTTTTAGCGCATTCGGAACGCCGTGGCGGTCATAGCCTGTCGGGCGGATCGTGATATACTTTCCGCTATCGCCCTTCTTGATCTTTGACGCTTTAATAGACTTGATAAGATCGCCTGTGTCCCGTATCTCGTATTCCTTCAAAGCGGCCTGCATTTCCTCGCGGGCTATCTTCGCGCCCGCGTGTAGCATATGATTAACTGTTCCGCTGACTTTCGCGCCCCTTGCTTGAAGCTGATATTGAATGCTGTCCAGCCCCATAAACGTGAACTTTGCCATTTTGCGCCCTCCTTTCTTCCTGCTCCTGTTTGCTGCGCCGTTCCTGCTGACAATCGCAACGTTCCGAAGGATCAAGGGCGCAACCGCAATGCGGGCATACTCTGAAATACATTTCTGCTTTCTCCTTTCTGTCTGCTTTTTCTCCCCCCCCTCCGCCCCTCCCGCTGGGAGGGGGACAGGCTCAAAGGAATTGAACACGCCTGCGGGCGGGCTGCTGTCTGCGTGTCTATGTGCTTCCTCTGATGATTTTTTGTTATCCCCGCCGCCGTCCTGCTTCTATCACTCCGGCAACTCACCGTAAAGAGGCTTTCGCGGCATATCCTCGCGCCGCGTTGCGCCGCTCCGGTATTCCACGTTCCTCTTGACGGCTCGCCGCCTTCGTGATCTATCTAAAGCAGGCGACGGGGAATTAAACAAAAAATCATCTTCAAAGAAAGTGTTGGTTATCGAACCTTACTTATTTACAAGGCCTTCAACGCTGATCCGCGATCAGCATTTTAGAGGCCGTTTCCGGTTGTTCGGTGGCGGCGCTTCCGCCGCGTCCTCGCTGCGAACGTACTTAAAGCACATATAGCCGTAACGGTTCGTTTTAGCTTCCACAAGCCTGTAACCCTTCGGCGCTCGCGGCGGCTTGCTCTCGGAATACTCCCGCTTCGCCTCCGTTGCCGCTTCCTTCTCCGGCTGGCACAAATTCCGCGTACCCTTGTAATGGTGGCGCGTCCCTCTCTCCGGTGTCCAATGGTCGAAAAGGTAGTTTGCAAGGCCTGTATAATCCCGCCCGTGATCCACGCCGTTGTAGTAATTGTGTTCCCGCAAGTGTTCAATACGAATGATCGTTCCGCCGTCCCATTTCTCCCGTATCTGCTCTTCGGTCAGCCCGTTAGATACCATGTGAAAGTGAATGCGGCTCGTTGTCTTGCCTCTGCCGGGGTAAAGCGCTATTTGCGCGTCCGGATTTAACCGCCGCAATCGCCGCCAAAACGGATTTATGATCCCGTCCGCCTCGGCGAATGTATGTACTTCGTGTTCGTTGTCCAGCGTGATCGTGGTATAGAGGGAAGCGGGGGAAAACGTCGCGTTGAACATTCGCGCATGATTTCGACGGGCTAACCGCTGCTTGAAGTCCTCGTATTCCTCCGCGCTGCTGAACCGTGGGCGCGGCTCTGCCTTCTTTACGTCCTTTGTCCGATCCGGCAAGGTGTACACCTCCTGTTCACATACGCTACCCGCGAAAATTCTTCTTTTTGCTCGCATTTTTGGCCTCCTGCCTTGACAAAAGGCCGTACAACTGCTATAATTTATTTGTAGTGAATAGCTGTTGTACAGCCCTAACGTTCATCGGTTGCCCGCCGATGGGCGTTATTTTTTTTGTCCTCTTTTTTCATAATGCTACTGCCTCCAGCAATTCCGCTATGTATGGATCGCGGCGGCGCTCCGGTGAAAGCGTCCGGACGGCCTCGCGGCATTCCTCGCGCAACTCGTAACGATCTTCAAAGCGATAGGGAGAAGCCGGATCGTGAAGGGGGAAATATGCTTCATAGCTCACAAGATCGGCTTTCCGGCATTTCTCACCGTAATATTTGCGTAGCCGTAGAAACTTCTTCTTGACCGCTCCGCAAGCTATCGCGTCAAAGCAAACGCCCGCCGCGATCCCTCTTTCTAAAGCCTCTTCCGCAACCTCAACAACGGTTTCATATGCGATCGCTATAACGTCGTCCATTTCGCACCATACATCTTTGCATTGAAGAACGCCGCACATTTTCAGCGCCGTATATTTTGCAGGTTCTAACGCTTTCAATATTGCGCCGTCCCGCTCCGCTCTTGTTGAAAAAGGCTTAACGCGCGGTTTATGCTCTGCCGTCGCCTCCGCATAGTGCTTGAAAAGCTGTTCCGGCGTAACCTCCAGCGCGTCCGCGATCATCTGCGCCGTTGTGTCCGTTACGCTCTTCATCTGCTGTTTCGGGACAATGCCGCCCGCCGACCATGTTTCATATGCTGCTATCGAATAACGGCTTACGCCGGAAAGCTCCGCCAACTTCGTAACAGTCCAGCCGCGCCGCCTGCGCTCCTGCTCAATCGTGTTCGGGAAACTCTGACACTTGAAGTTATATTTTCTGCTTCCTGTCATACCGCGTCGCCCTCCAACGAAAGAACTTTGCAAATGATATGCGCCTTGAATGCCTTGCCCTTGTATGCGTCAAGATATGTCGCATAATTCGCCCGTGCGATCTCCGTAATGATCCCGCGCGGCAACGGAAGGGCGGCAAAGTCTAAAGCAAATTCGTGATAGTCCATCTTCCGGCGGTTCTGCTCCCGATCCTCTGCGCCCATTTGGAAGCTCTCTTCTTCCATGCTCCGGTATTCCTTTTCGATCGCGGCTATCTGTATCGGGCTTGATCCCCATACCTCCGTTTCGTAACCCTCATACGGGGAACGACCGCCGCCGCGCTTCTTTTTCCGCTTGCTCATTGTTTACGCTCCTTTCACCTCCGACGGCCTGCCGTATGAAGTTTCTTTCGGTAAGCAGCCGTATTTCTTCTTGTGCCATGCCTCAAATTTCGCTTGATTGTCCGGATCATCGAAGAAACTTCCGATCGCTTCAAACAAGCCCCGACAATGCGCCGCCATGACGGGCGCGGGCATTGTGTCAAGCTGTACCGTTATCCCGCTCATGTGTTAGGCCTCCTTTACGCGCTTGCAACAGCGGAAATTCCGCTGTTAGTAGCAAAAAAAATATAGTCAATGCTTGCTTCCGGAAAGCGCTGTTTGATTTTTTCCATGAACTTACGCCCAGCTTTTGCGTTGCCTTGCTCTACTTTCTGATACATAGAGAGGGAAACGCCCAATTCCGCCGCCATCTGCTCTTGATTTAGACCATTTTCTTTTCTCAATTCTCGCAAGTTGTTCATGCCGTTTCCTCCTTCACAGCGGAAATATCGCTGTTATTGCTATCATTATACACAGCGGAAATTCCGCTGTCAATAGGTTTGCTGAAAAAAACAGCAATAATTTCGCTCTTTCTTCTTGAAATCAGCAAAAATATTGCTTATAATAGTGTTAGCCCCAATGAAGGAGGGTTCTATATGACTTTCGGAAAGGCCATTAAAGAACAGCGCATTAAAAAAGGGCTAACACAAGCGCAGTTAGCCGAAATGCTCGGAAAGGCTGAAAGCACAGTAAGGACGTGGGAACTTGACCGATCAAGCCCCGATCGTAAAGCCCTTTATGCAATGTGTGAGATATTCGGCCTTACGCCGGATTATTTTTTCTACAACACTACGCCGCCGGAAGGCATGGACGGCAGCTTAAAACATTCCTTTGAAGTAAAAAATAGAGTAACTGCTATTATCGGAAAATGGACTGCGTACCAAGCCGAAAAACGCCTGCCGCTGCTGGAACTCTGTCAAGACTTGTCCGAAGATGAATTAACCGAAGTTATAAACTATATCAAATACGTTCAATCAAAGCGCGATTGAACAGGAAGGGGGAATAATAATGCCGGAAGCATTAAACGCGGTCATATACGCCCGCTATTCCTCCGATCGTCAGACAGAACAAAGCATAGAGGGACAGTTAAGGGAATGTTACGCATTTGCGAAAGCGAATGATATAGCCGTAATTGATACCTATATCGACCGCGCTATCAGCGGCAAGACGGACAACCGCCCCGCCTTTCAAAAGATGATAGAGGACAGCGCAAAGCGTCAGTTTCAAGCCGTCATTGTGTACCGCCTCGACCGCTTCACCCGCAACCGCTACGACAGCGCAATTTATAAAGCCCGTTTGAAGAAAAACGGCGTGAAGGTTCTTTCCGCTATGGAGAACTTGAACGGATCGCCGGAAAGTATCATCATGGAAAGCCTGCTTGAAGGCATGGCGGAATATTACAGCGTTGAATTGTCGCAGAAGATCACGCGCGGCATGAGAGAAAACGCCTTAAAGGGTAAGGCGCTGGGCGGTCAGCGCGTATTAGGGTACAAGGTCAATTCCGATTGCTATTTTGAGATTGACGAAACAACCGCGCCCGTTGTCGTTGATATTTTCAAGCTGTACAGCAGCGGCAAGACGGTAAAAGAAATATGCGACATTCTCAACGCTCGCGGCGTGAAAACGGCTCGCGGCGGCGCGTTCAACAAAAATAGCCTGCATACTATCTTGACGAACAAGAAGTACATAGGCATTTACAAAACAAAGTATGGGGAGATCGTCGGCGGCATTCCGGCGATCATCGACAAAGAATTATTTGAAATGGTGGCGTTGCGTATGGAACAAAACAAAAAAGCCCCCGCAAGAGCGAAGGCAGAAATAAACTATTTGCTTTCAACAAAGCTGTTTTGCGGTAAATGCCGCTCCGCTATGGTGGGAGAAAGCGGCACAAGCAAGACGGGCAAAAAGTATTATTACTATGCCTGCGTCAAGAAGAAACGTGAAAAGGCCTGCGACAAAAGCAACGTGAAAAAAGACTGGATCGAAGATTTAGTGATCCAGCGTACCGTTACGGACATTCTGAAAGACGATGTTATAGAGAAGATCGCAGATCGGCTTGTTGAATTGCAGAAGGCGGAAGCCGCCGAAAGCGGGACAATGCTTTATTTGGAAAACTCCCTTGCTGAAATTCAAGTTTCTATCAAAAACATTATGACCGCGATTGAAAAGGGGATCATAACCGAAAGCACGAAAACCCGCTTGACCGAATTAGAGGACGAAAAGCGCAACGTTGAAATAGAGATTGCAAAAGAAAGCATTGCGCGGCGGATCATCAGCAGGGAACAAATTATTTATTGGATTTCCAGTTTCAAGGACGGCGACATAACAAGCGAAAAATACCGCCAGCAGCTTATTGATACCTTTGTTCACGCCGTTTTCGTCTATGATGATAAGATCGTCATAACCTACAATTACAGCGGTGAAAACAATACCGCTACTATTTCGGATTTAGACTTATCAAGTCCACCACAAGTCAAAAAATCCGAACATTATCATCAATGGTGATACGTTCGGATTTTTGATTTTTATGAGTTGTTTTATAATTTAGAAATTACTGTGGTTTGTAGCATATTCTCGGCCTCCTCCAAGCCTTGCATCACTTCCGCCATGATGCGAGTGTCCAAGATAAATCCTGAACTGAACGCTTCACACTCAGTGATGCAGGACAGTTCACTTGTGCAGTCCTTGAATTTTTCAAAGGTTTCTTTTTGTTTCATTGTCAGACTTGAGTTTAGGTCTCCCTCGTTTTTGCATATCAACTTAACTTAACGAGTTTGCCACCCTCGTTTCTCAAAGAAACAGTTGATATTATCAATCAAACGATTTATAATATCAACTGTGATAATAGTTGTATGGAGGCTTATTATGACTACTTCTGAACAGATACGAGTTCTTTGTGTGCGTTCTGGCGTAAGTTTGTCAGAATTGGCAAGAAGAATAAATCAAACACCACAAAATTTCAGTGTTAAACTTAAGAGAAATACGGTTACACAAGATGAGCTAAATCAAATTGCTAATGTGCTCAATGTGAAATATGAACAGTATTTTGTTTTAGCTAATGGAGATCAGGTTCGATAAATAAAGAGAAGGTAAAAAAATGGATACAAACATTATTTATAATATAGATTGCGTCGCCGGAATGAATCAAATGTTAGATGAGGAGTCTATAGACCTTATCATCGCGGATCCACCATATTTTAAGGTTATCGGCGAAAAATGGGATTATCTTTGGAGAACAGAAGAAGACTATCTTGAATGGTCAGAAAAATGGATTGCAGAAGCTGCCCGTGTTTTAAGAATGGGCGGTAGTTTCTATTTGTTTGGTTATTTTAGAATGTTAAGTAGATTGTTGCCTATTTTAGAAAAGTATGGTTTTGAACTTAGACAACAAATAGTATTAAATAAAGGCATGCAAGCTGTATCTGGGCGAGCAACTAAAAATTATCGAATGTTCCCTAATGTGACCGAAAGTATTTTATTTTTATGTAAAGATCCCAAACCTTTTGCAAAATCCTTTTTAAAGCAAAGGCAAAAAGAATTAGGTTATTCCGCAAAACAAATCAATGAGATGTTGGGTGTCAAATCAAACGGTGGCGGTATGTGGAGTATTTATACAGGCAAAAATGTTTGCGAGCAATTACCCACTGAAGAATTGTGGGACAAATTGCAAACAATTCTTGAATTTAACATTCCATACGATAAGATTAGTCAAACATATCATGCACAAATGGGGTTAACAGATGTATGGGATGATGTGAATTTTTATGAAGAAAAAGACCGCATCCATCCTACCCAAAAACCACAAAAACTGCTTGCAAGACTAATTCTTGCAAGCAGTGATGAGGACGATATTGTTTTAGATCCATTTATGGGTGGAGGTTCAACAGCCTTGGCTTGTATTAATAACAAGCGTAATTATATTGGATTTGAAATAGAACAAGAGTATTACGAAAAGTCGTTAGAACGATTAGCATGTAGACAGATGGCGCTATTATAATTATCTTAAATCGATAAACTGTGAGCGTAACGATAGTGGTATATCTGCTTTTTTCAAAACGATTTTAGGCAAATATATTTCATCCGCGAATTTGTTGCATAGATCGGCATTGGTTATATTATTAGTTTTCCTTATGTCTTCTAATAATTGCAATAGCTTTTCTTTATTTAATCCATTAACACGAGCAGATGGGCTGTATTTTTTAATAACATTTTTAATGTTAGCTACACTTATGGTAGTTGATCCAGAATATGAACTTAAAGGAAGTAGTACATCTGAATAAGTATTGTTTTTGGATGGGAATACATCGGTGATTATATTGCCATCATTTGTGATTTTTGATCTGTAAATCAAAGTTGGTTCTGTTAATGCGAATTTTAGCATATGAGGCCACATGTTAAACGGTGCTTTAGATGTTGACTGTGAACGAATATTGAGATAATAGTCAATCATACAGTACGCAAACCCTTTACTCTTTGGGTCAACTTCCCATATTGATGCAATAATGTCGTTGTTGTTGCTATCATATATGGATTCGAATTCAAAAAGAACAAAGTAATATCTGTAAGGATCCAATAACTTTGCAAACTCGTCATTGTTTCGGATTGCTATTAACCTCTTCGAATCATCTTTCCTATTAATGCTTGTAGATCTGCATACAGCACATTCCGTTTCTAAACTTGAAACAACTGCACCACAAGCATTACAAGACCCTAATTGATCGACTCTATAACAAGTTTTAATTTCACCATGTCTTTCATCATCTATAACTAAATCATAACCACGAGCACCGGATTTTCCGCCAGGGTATCCTGTTACGACACTCACCAAATGCTGACCAACATATCCCATACGTGCCTGAGGCGTTTGTTGAGTTATTTTTGACCATGCATTAACTTTTGCTCTTAAATCAATATATAAATCTTTGATCAAGGCTTCAGAAGCTTCTATCGTTCCTAAAGTATAATTTAGCATAAAACCACTCCTTCAAATATATTTCCATTTTGTTCTAACACATTTCGACGTTTTTTACAATAGATTATTGGAGGTGATGCAATGTACTTTAAATATCTGTCGGCTGCGTTTGGCAGCGCCATGATCACATCGGTCTATTCGGCCAGTACCACGGGCCGCAGGGAACGGCGGCATTGGCGGTCGTCGCTCCGGTCTGGAACATCATTTACAGTCTTGGCCTTTTGATGGGCATCGGCGGCAGCGTGATTTTCAGTACAAAGCGCGGCGGCGAGAAATGCGACGGGAGTGAGAACCAGTATTTCACATCGGCCGTGATCGGCGCAGTGATCTTATCCATTCTGGCATGGATCGGGGCCATATGCTTCGAGCGCCCCATCCTGACCTTCTTCGGAGCGGATGGCTCCTACCATTGTCCGCACCTATGCGTTATCCTTCCTGCTGCTGCCGTTCAACATCTTCTCGACCTATTATTTTCAGGCGATCATGAAACCGAAGGCAGCGTTCGTTGTTTCTGTGGCACGGGGACTTGTCATCAGCGGCATTTTGATCATGGTTCTTCCTGCGCTGGTCAACGCCGATGCGATCTGGTTTGCGATGCCAGTCACGGAGCTGCTGGTCATGCTTTACGCCGCTTCGATGATCCGCAAATACACAAGGGCTTTGCCGGGAGG